GTCATAGGTTTACAACCCCGGTCTGGAGCAGCGTTGTTTTAACAGTGCCAGTGCCGCTGCTTTGTAATACCCTAACATAAACAGGGGTGAATAAAAAATTCGATTGTTGCGATGATACAGCATTTACGACAGCAGAATCATTGCTGTTAAGCCAGTTGCAGTTAACATCAGCCACTGGGCTAAATGGGTCATTTGGGTTATCCAATGTGCTTTGAACGGTATAAGTAGCCGTACCATTTACAATGCATTGGACTGAAATTGATCCTGTTGTCCAACCATCCATACTGACCCAGCGGGTTGACGTATTGCCAGTCGTTCCAGCAGACACAGCACCCCCAGCAACCCCGCCGCTGGATGTAATTGACGTTACTGACTTATAATAAAGAACGCTTGTCGCCGTAGAAGTATTCGGGCCAGCGATGACTTCAGATTGAACCTGATTTGATGGACCAAGACCCGTAATGGTAAAGGTAATGCCCGTATAATCGGCGGATGTAACAATTCTTAGTTGTGCTGGGTAAGCAAGCGAAGCAGCGCCATCCGTCAAAGTAAAGCTTGTTGCGGCAACAACATTTTGTGCAAGTGCAACAGATACGTCACTTGCGGCTACCTGCCCTACGGTTACTGAAATCGGAACCATGTTACTTGCCTTTCTTCGCTACAGCTGCATTATCGACCAAATTTGGATAGGGCCGACCAGCAGCCCGTGCCCGGGCTTTAGCTTGCTGCACCTTTTTGTCAGACAAATGCTTTGTCACATGACTTTCGGGTGCTTTGGTTTTCCAAAATGGCCTGTCGTTCATTTTTCTAATTCGTTTTCAAGGTGTTTAATGATGGTGTTTGTTTCCGTCTTAATGCCAAGATGGTCTTCAATCGCCCCAATACGCTTGTGCATAGACGTATTGTAGCGGTCTTCCATGCGGGCATAATAATCAGGAACAAAATGTTTAATCAGGGATACAACACCCCAAATTACAACGGCTGCTAGTGCTACATAAGCAATCAAATCAAACATTTTACACCCCTATCAGCAACCCCATTTCCTCAGAGCCTTATTGATACGGCTTTCTGGGTCATGAGCGTTTTTGTGATTCGTCAGCTTTGCCCGCATTCCTTCCATTCTGGCACAGAATGAATGATGGCGTGAATTATGCGTGTCCTTGGTCGGAGCCTTAAGAGTTCCGCCAGTTTCATGATGGTATGATGCCCTACCTTTGGCATTAAGTCCACCCGATGGTGATTTGCCTTCAGAACGTTGCCATGCAGCGGTTTTTGACATTCTACACCTATCTAGATAAACGGGGGCATAGAGCCCCCGTCTGTTAGTCGAACATTTCCCAACCGGGGCTCAGTATTCTTTGGACAACGAACCAGAAACGTTGCGCCCCTTGGCAGGAGTGCTTGTCTGAGCCATTGACCATTCATTACCAGCCAAGCGACCGCCGGACTTGCGGGGCTTACGGCCTGCATGGTGCTTCACATGACCGCCATGGGCGTGCATTTCGTGATGCTTGCCAGCATGAGCACGATGCTTCGTGCCACCGCCGTGCTTATAATGTTCTTCATGTTCACCTGTCTGAGGAAGGTGAGCATGTGAAGCGTGTTCGATGGGGAGACCACCGCCTGCTTTACGGGCAGGACGCTTATGCTTCTTATGGGCATGGCCACCATGTGCATGATGTTCATGTTCCATATGTTCATGATGGGCGTGGCCACCATGCGCATGATGTGGGCGATGCTTCTTAGCACGTCCGCCATGCTTGTGTTCGGCAGCTTCACGTTCAACGTTGCTGTCAGCGGTATAGCTCATGTTCTTGTGAGCCATATCCTGTGCAGCTTCATTAACACCACCGGATTCACGATGCTTACGGGTCATATCATCCTCCTACTAGGATGCGTTGTTGATGCCCTGAATGTAAGTGACTGTNAAAGTCCCTACACCAGTGCCAGTGTTAGCGGAAGTAATCAGAAACTGAACGTCAGTTGGCCCACCTGTTTGGAAGGTAGAATTACTAACATTGTCCCAGTTTGCAATTTGGGCAGCCGTAGTCGGAGAAATAGAAACCCTACCAAGCGTACCACCAGCAATACCAGTAGCCGAAAACGCCGTGGCAGCAGTAGTCCCTGCCGTTGCGCCTACGCTAAAGGTCGTTGCAGCCCCAGACCAAACCGTTGTGACCATCATGGTGATGGACAAAATTTGGCTTTGGGCAGGGATAGTGATGGAAACGCCACCACTAGCCTGTGTNACAACTTCAGTCTGTGCCGTGACAACATAACCGGTATTTTGCGTACCGTATGTGTTGCCAAGACCAGCCAATGTGCCAGTACCATCACTGCTGATAACGTTACCAGACAGGATCGGGCCAGTGAAAGTGGTAGCCGGGAAAACCGGGCTACCATTTGGGTTAGGGTAAAAACCCGGTTGTGTGTCGTTGATAACTGTAGCCATGGGTCAACTCCTTACGATGTTGGGAAGCTGCCCCAGATGGAACGCCAGTTATAGTAGCCGAAGCTGTAACGCTCATAGCCCTTAACCAACAAGTTATCGGTCACAAAGTCGACTTGCATATCTGTTTCAAATTTGACACGCTCCATGTAGGAGAGACCGTCAATGTTTGTAAGCAGGAACCAAGGATAAGCAGAGGTCAAGAAGTCGTTGACGATGTAACCTTCTGGGAGGCCGCCTGCGGTGAAACCGATGGCGTTGACATCATTATCTGCTGTACCGGGACGCAGTTCAGTCTTGGTAAGACGAATTGCAACTGGTTCATTTTGCGGTGCAATAACCAACTTACGGCCACGGGCGAAGACCTTCAGGCCAGCCTGATCCTTGAAGTTGGTGCGGATGGCAATCATCGCATTCAACAAGGTGGCTTCGTTAAGGTCAACTGGCGTACCGGCGATGTTAGAAACCGTGCCACCGTCGATAGGATGCGAAGCGGAGCAAAGTGCTACACCATCGCCGCCAACCGAAGCGTTGTAAGTCGTTGCAGTGTTAAGGATGTTGGAACCGTAAATTTCTTTGGTCTGCTGGAAAGATTCGATCAGACCAAGGTTAGACGGAGCAAACTGGGTTTTATACAGGTTGTCGTCAATCGCCTTACGGGTAATTGCATACCCAAGGGCGATTTCGGTGTGTTCCTGATTGTAGACATAACGTTCGCCAGCATTGTTGTCGAAAGCAGTCTGACCGCCTTCAGTTTTAAGCTGGGCAAGGCCAAGGTAACGCATTTCAGCAGTGCGTTCCAGAGCCATGCGGCTTTCATGCTTGGTGAAAATTTTGTCGTACTGAGATGGGATCATCTCATACTTGCCTTCAACCCCACGGAGGCCGGGGAGCAGAAGGTCTTTGATGGCACTAAGATTAACAGCCATTGGTCCTTACTCCTTATACGCCTTGGAAGTTGCGGGTCACAACGTTGTTGAACGATACAATCGCCCAATCATACGCCTGTCCATTGGACAGTGTGCCTTGGCTACCGGGTGGGTCGTTGATGATGCCAACAATCTTGAACGGGTTGTTCTGGAGGTAGCTGGCGGTGTTCAGCGTAGTCGTGTCAAGGTATGCACCAGACAAACCGTTAGCTGTGTTGCCAGAACCGATAGCAAAGCCGATGGTGGAATTGACATCAGACAAAGCAATGCCAGTACCATCTGATTGTGCTACGAACTTAGCGTTAGGATCGTTGATGACATAAGCGGTGACATAGTTGCCGGAGGCAACGTCAGAACCGGGCCAATAGTTTGACCAAACGGTACGCTTCTGAGATACGGAGAGATACTGGCAGCCAACAAAAACGCCTGCGATGCCAAGAGCAGCAGGAGTAGCACCAGTAGAGGCAGAACGGGCAATGGTGCCGTCAGATTGCCAAGTTACGGGATCACCGTTGTAAATCGCATTGGCATTATAGTTGACGAGTGCAGCGACTTGTTCATAAGTCGGAGCGGAACCTGTGCCCTGATATTGACGGAAACCGAAATAGGCTTGTGTGTTTGCCATGACGGATCATCCTTTTTACAGGAGAATGGCCATCATGCCACGCCGGGGGCATTTAGAACCGGGAATAAGCGAACTTCCCGCACCGGGGGGAAGTAATCCTTAGATTGCTAAAAATAATATCAAGTAAAAACAAGTTTGTAAAGGGGGGATATTTGCCCCCCCTTCTTGATTTATTTGTCTTGTGGCACGGGAATGGGTTCATATCCAGTGCTTACCCGTGCTTTTGCAGACGGATGGTTACGATCAAAGTGACCCTGCGGAGCATCGTTAAGTTGTTGCTGTTTAACAATAACTTGATCCCGTGCTTTCCGCTTTTCAATTTCATTCATCTTGTCTGAAATGATCTTCGGACGCTGCATTAGTGCCATCCCTTTACGTTCAATAATGGGATTTTTGTTATCCAAAGGCATAGTTTCTGGGTGGCGATCTGTTGGCACAAATTCCCAACCAGTATGAGACAAAGATGTGATGTGGGAGTTTTGCTCCTCACCGGTAACATTCTTGCGCTTCCATTCGTATGTCCAACCATCGGGGGCGGGCGGGGTTTGGAACATATCCGTACCCTGATCCATATCGCCGCCAAGGTTGTTCATGATTTGTTCCGCACGGCGGGCAGCAGCCACCCGTGGATCTTCTTCCCTCATGGCAGGACGCATAGATGGCCGCTCCGAAACGGGAGCCGATATGGCCTCCGCTGGTGCAGCTGCGTTCACGGTTTGTTTTGTGTCAGCCGATTTAGTTA